TACCAGGCCTTACAATGTTGGCAGGTCCATCAAAACACTTTAAGACAGCATTTGCTTTATTGATGGCATCAGCCTTTCTTAAAAAGTATAAAGATGCTGTTGTATTGTTTTATGATTCAGAGTTTGGCACACCGCAAAAATATTTTGAAACATTTGACATTGATACTTCCCGTGTATTGCACACTCCAATTACCGATGTTGAAGAACTTAAACTAGACATTATGAAACAACTGTCTGAGTTGGATAAAAATGATCGTGTCATCATTGTTATTGATTCTATTGGTAACTTGGCATCAAAGAAAGAAGTTGATGATGCTCTTGATGGTAAAACAGTTGCTGATATGTCCCGTGCAAAACAAATGAAATCATTATTTCGTATGGTGACACCACACTTAACAATCAAAGATATTCCATTGGTTGTGGTAAATCATACTTACAAAGAAATTGGCATGTTCCCTAAAGATATTGTTGGTGGTGGTACAGGTTCTTACTATTCATCTGACACTATTTGGATTCTTGGTCGCCAACAAGATAAGACTGGTACTGAACTTTCAGGTTACAACTTTATCATTAATGTTGAGAAATCTCGTTATGTTCGTGAGAAGTCCAAAATTCCAGTCACAGTATCTTTTGATGGTGGTATTAATTTGTATTCTGGTCTACTTGATGTTGCCTTAGAAGGTAACTTTGTAACTAAACCTTCAGCAGGCTGGTATGCAAAGGTCGATCAGAAAACTGGTGAAGTTAGTGATAAGAAGTTCCGTGAAGCTGACACGAACACTAAAGAATTTTGGAAAGATTTATTAAATGATAAACAGTTTAAAGAGTTCGTTTCAAAGAAATATTCAATATCCTTTGGAAGCATTATGGGAAACAATATTTCCACCGAAGAAGAACTTACCGAAATATAGATTCCAACAATCACCGCATGACGATGCCACTTGGGTTGAAATTACATCAGGTAAATATACTGGTGTAGTTTTATCCTATGGCTTGGTCAAGTTTACCATGGAATTCAATATTCCCAAATTAAATTTCAGTTACAATATACTTTATTCTGGTGAACATGATAGAGACCTATTGCAAAATGATTATGAATTTGTTACAATAATGGGAGATATACTCTCAGAAATTATTATAGAAAATGAACCGACTAGAACAAACAATATTGAAGAACCTGATTTACAATGAAGATTATTCCCGTAAAGTTTTGCCGTTCATTAAATCAGATTATTTTACCGACTTAACAGAAAAAACTGTTTTTAATGAAGTTACCGAGTTCATTAACAAATATAAAAATCTACCTACACACGAATCTCTAGTAATTAATTTTACAGAATCCAAAACACTATCAGAAGATCAAGTAAGAGATTCCATCTCACTACTCAATGAACTTAGTGAAAACAAAAACGACCTAACTGAAAAACAATGGCTAATTGAACAAACTGAAAGGTTTTGCCAAGATAAAGCAATCTATAATGCCATCATGGAATCAGTTTCAATTCTAGATGACAAACAACACAAAAAATCTAAAGGTGAAATACCTGGTCTACTGAGTGATGCTCTTGGAGTTTCATTTGATTCTTCAGTAGGTCACGACTATATTCAAGATTCAAATGATCGATATGATTTTTATCATAAGACCGAAGCACGAATTAAATTCGATTTGGACATGTTTAATAAGATCACCAAAGGCGGTTTACCAATAAAGACACTCAATATTGCTTTGGCTGGTACAGGCGTTGGTAAGTCTTTATTCATGTGCCATGTGGCGGCTTCTTGTCTTTCTCAAGGTCATAATGTATTGTATATCACCTTAGAAATGGCAGAAGAAAAGATTGCAGAACGAATTGATGCCAATTTATTGAACATCGATATGCAAGAACTCCATACCATAAGTAAAAATGACTATGATAGAAAGTTTGATGTATTACGCAACAAGACACATGGCAAATTGATTATCAAAGAATATCCTACTGCGGCTGCATCCACATTGCATTTTAAATCGTTGTTGAATGAATTGCACTTAAAGAAAAACTTTAAACCACATATTATCTTTGTTGACTATTTGAATATCTGTTCATCATCTAGGATTAAACCTGGTGCAAGTGTAAACTCTTATTCTTATATTAAGGCTATTGCAGAAGAATTGAGAGGCCTTGCTGTCGAGTTTGCGGTGCCTGTGGTTTCTGCAACACAAACTACAAGAAGTGGTTTTACAAATACAGATCCAGGTCTAGAAGATACATCAGAATCTTTTGGTTTGCCTGCAACTGCCGATTTTATGTTTGCTTTGATTTCTACTGAAGAACTAGAACAACTGAATCAGATCATGGTCAAACAATTGAAAAATCGTTTTGGTGACCCTAATCACTATAAACGCTTTGTTGTTGGTATTGATAGAAGTAAAATGAGATTATATGATGCAGAACCTACTGCACAACAAGGTATTGCAGATTCAGGACAAGATGATGAACCGATCAATACTTTTGGTAATCGTGAACGTAAGTTTAATTCCAAATTTGAAGGAATAAAAGTATGAAAGTAATTACACTCGAAACTAAAGATGAAAAAATTAAAAAACAAGATCGTGATGATTTTTTGGAGATAATTGATACCTTTAGAGAAAGATTTGTCAATGGTGAAGTGAATGAATTTGTCATTTCTTGTTTAGATGAAGAAGGCGAAGCCGAAATTTATATTGCAAGTCAAGACCTTGTTGGTGCCGTTGGCATGTTTGAATTAGGTAAAGAAGCTTTACTATCACAATACAGATGAATAAAGAACAAGCTATACATTGCTCAAAAGTTTTTTCGGACTATTTTGATAAGTTCGAGAGAATTGATGACTACATGCGTGATGAAAAACTGAATTCATTATCAACCAGACCAGCGGCTTTGTTTGGCATGGGACCTGAAGAAGATTTATTTTCAGATTTTACAATGTCACCTAACGATATGGATTTTGAAATATTAGAATTGCCTGCCGATAGATGGTCAGGCTATTTGGATATTATTTCATCACATAATAATCTATCTTCACCTGGTCGCAATCTTAGATTGGCAGTACTAGAAAAGAAAACTCAAAAATGGGTTGGATTCATTCGCATTGGTTCGCCAACTATTATGATGAAACCACGAAACGAATTACTCGGTCAAGTAATCACTAATCTACCAGAAACAACCAAATCATTTAATAAATGCACAGCAATGGGCTTTGTGATTGTGCCTGCACAACCATTTGGATTTAATTATCTTGGTGGTAAATTGCTTGCTGCTATTTGTTGTTCGCATGAAGTTCGTGAGATGTTGAATAAAAAATATGACATGAATACCTGTCTATTTGAAACTACTAGTTTATATGGTACATCTAAAACTGTATCGCAATACGATGGCATGAAACCTTATCTGCGTTTTCAAGGATTAACAGAGTCTAATTTTCTACCTATGATGAATGGTCAACCATACGAAGATATTAAAAACTTTGTAGAAGAAATAGAAGGTGGTCCAATCGTACCAGAAAATGCATCAAGTCGAAAATTGAAAATTATCAATACAATTATTGGAATGACAAAATCTGCATTGAAAAATGATAAGGAAGAATATGATAGGTTCATGTTGAGTATTGATAAAGCCAAAGGTCTTACTCAGAGAAAACGATACTATTATTCCGACTATGGTTTCAGTAATATGAAAGATGTGGTTCTTGGTAAAACTGATAAATTGATCAAAAACAAAGAAAACTATGATAAACATCATTTAGAAAATATTGTTAAGTGGTGGAGAAACAAAGCCTGTAGTAGATTTACAACACTTCAGACAGAAAATCGTATTAGGACTGAACAAGAAGTGTGGACTGGCGATAAACCTATTGACATTATCCGTTAAATGTAATAGGATAAATACTCCTACTAAACAAATGGAGTATTAAATGGCAGACGGACAATCAGGAGCAGGTGCAGAGATTACAGCGTTAGCTGAAAGCCTTCAAGCCTACGCTTGTGCCACAAGACAGTACCTTGGAAAAGACCTTACCGATGTATCACAAATAACAGAAAGAACTATTCGTGATGCTGACTGTGATAGAACTTTATCCAAGTGTTTAAAATCTTTAGATGACAACTGGCTTACTAGTGTAGTTAAAACTGCTAATCAAATATTTTCTGATGTTCCAGGTGCAAGAGTTGGTAATAGATATAAATTTTATCGTGGTGGTAAATTTGTAAATTCAATATATGATGAATGGCGTAGATTTAAAAAAGGCAGCGGTATTACAGGAGATGATAAGTGGAATCCTGCTGACATATGGATGGTTAAAAAAGATTTTAAATTTAAAGATGGTTGGCCAACATTAAGAGATTATAATCGGTATATTTTTGATTCATTTGCCAATAAAAATTTAATTGGCATCTCATTAAAAAAATTAGATCCAAAAGGATCGGCACATTCAAAAATATTTAATAATGGTAAACCATTAGTTGCAACTTTCACAGGTGTAAAACTTGGAATTAATATGTTAGACTCCAAAGACATTTATATAAAGTTTAGGTCTGAAGGAAAAGATGGAGAAATACAATTAAGAAATTTTTCAAGTCGGCCTCAACCATCATCATGGCAAGGTGAAA